GCGACCACCGCCTCCAGCCATACGGCTGAGACCAGCAGCGGTAAGACCACCTGCAGTGAGACCAAGACCAGCAAGAACTTCGGGGGGAACGTTCCGAAGGATGCCGAAGTTACCGCGCTGAACTCCCGGAACAGCTGCCGAAAGCATCTCAGGATCAAGGACATGAACACTGACATCTTCGACGCTCTGATCAACGATGCCGCCACGGGGTGAACGAGTTAGGGCACCAGGGTCCGCCATCGTGGTCATTGCGGAGCCACGGGTGGGAACCATCGGACCACCTTGAGCCAGACGAACGGCTGTAGGTAAGTCATTACCAGCTTCAATAAAGTTAATGACTTTATTACCGTTAGGACCAGTAACAGCTTCAACCACTTCAAGAATCGAAGCACCACTCTTTTGTGCAAGTGGCGCAGAAAGCTCAGCGATTGCTCGGAAGGTTCCGGGATCGGCACCGCGAAGAGTCATAAGCTCATCGCTCATGCGAGCAACATTGAACTGAGGTTCGGGAGCAGCAGTTCCAGTCAACCGAGCAGGACCCTGCATCGTGGTGGTACGAGGAACCTGGCTTAAACGAGCCTGACGCGCAGCTTCTTGAAGGAAAGAAGGAGATGCACCGCTTTGCTGAAGACGCATCAAGATCTCGGGATCGACACGTCCCATAAGACCTGCTTGTTCCGCCTCAGAAGCAAGTCCGCGCATACGAGCTGCAGAGGACTCAGCGGGAAGGGCGCCACGCTCGGCACGAATTACGTCAGCCGCAGCAGGAGTAGAAGATTTGGCCGGGGAGTAAACCTGAGCACCCCTACCCGGTTGAGTCAAGCCCAACCGAAGCTGGGTCCCCTCGATCGGTTGAGCAGCCCGAGAAGGACGGAGCGCTTCAATCGCCTGCCTTGCTTCTCGTGCTTGCTGAGGTGTAATCCCTTGTCCGCCAAGGGCACGCTGAATAAGCTCTACAGTATCGTCCGCACCAGATTTGGCACCTTTAACGAAGTCACTAAGTCCTTGGACAATTCGTAAAAATCCTTCAGGAGACGCCACAGGATACGGAGCTAGCTGTATATGAGTTTAGCGCCAATTAGCATAAAAATAGAGTCGATCAGAACGAGACACATCAGGCGGTCCCGGAATAGCTTGGATAAACTCGCCTCCACTTCTCTCGAAACGGTAGCGAGACGCCACTGGATCGCGATAATTAGGCACATAGAGCATTTGTGCTAATCGATCGCACTCGTAGAGGTAATTTTCACGCCAGATACGCGCAGTTTCACGTTTGTCTTGAATATTGATAGAACGGCTGACGTCACCAAGGATGGTTTCTTGGCGACTTGTAGCACGACCGGTTGCTAACTCAGTAAGACGCTCTGCTTCTTCGCAACGTTCAATTTGTTGAACAATTTTGTCGTAATAAAACTCACTTGGGATGCTGTTGCACGCTTCAAGCAGTCGTGCATAATCTCCTGCCGGTACCGTGGCGATGTTATACGCCAAATGGTACGCCACACGGCTGAAATTAAAATCATCTAAGGCGTAACCGAAAACCTGGGCTGGATTTCGGGTCAGCTGGTTAACAGCTGAATAGATAATTTCCCGTTTTGTAGCATCAGTGGTCGTGGCGTTAAATACAACGCCTTGTTGCGCTAGATAACTTTGAATCTGTTCAAGTTCGTTCGTTGTTAACTGCGCCACGACCTAAAGACACCTATTTTCTTTATTCTACGTACACCGAACCCGTAGCAAACACTTCTTGCCAGTCAACTCGTTTAATTGATTCGAGTTGCTCGAGTTTGCTGAAACGTTCACCAGGCAAAGACTGCCTCAGCTCAACGATTTCTTTAGCTGTTTTTAGACCAACGCCAGGAAGGCATTGAGTAAGACCCTCGGGAGTCAGGTTATTTAAGTTAATTCGATCATCAACGGGAGGAAGGGGTTTAACGACTTTTGGAGCGTCTTCCGACCCCTGGATTCGTTTGCGGCCACGGCGTGTACTCAACGAATTTGCACTCGGCTGGGGTTCTTTATCTTCGTGAAAGTCCTCAACCTGGTCTTTATGGGCGAAAAACACCTTGCCGGAGGTGCTAGACCGCACCATCAGGTACTCACCTTCATCGTGGGTAGAGATTACGTCAACCTTGATTCCACTGGGCTTGTAAAGATGTGCAGCCATCATCTGAGGCAGTATGTAGGCAGTACTTTAGTGCAAACTTAGGTAAAATAAACTCATTGGTTTTAGAAAGATGCCTCAACCCCGTTTTGCTGGTGCGAGATTAGGGTTTCTTAGGGCTCTTCCTATCGTTGGAGACGTTATAGCTATTACCAGCGAACTAGCTAACCCACAGGCTAGTCCTGTACAGCGTGTTGTTAATGCCGGGCTTGTTGGAGGGGGTGGTCTAGCTGTATCGGCTGCCACTGGAGGTGTGGATTTCATCCCGCAGGCTGTGGATTTTATTAATGATCTACAAGGAGGCCCTAAAGGACCCCAAAAACTGAGGGAGATGCAAGCTTGCGCGACCGCTGCAAACCCAGATAAACATTTACGGGCACTTGCAACAAAGCTTGGTCCCGATAAATACAACAACTTCTACGGAACCGATTTTGCTCGCGCTGTTGAGCAGTGCGGACAATCTGGAATACCTCCCCAGTACAAAACTGAAGCAGAAAAAATGAAATATCTTCAGTACATGGGGTCTCAGATGGGCTCTGCGTTCTAACGCTCGAAATAATTATCCATATCCTTAGTTACCTGACCTAAAAACTCAGCTCTTTTTTCCCAGGTATCCCCTCCAACCTGGCCTTTTTTGGGGTTGATGCACTCAGGGTCGTTGACCTTGTTGCAAACAAGACCCGCAAGGTCTAATTCGTTACCTTTACAACCGGTTCGCCAATGATGAGTGCCGTTTAACCACAAAGCGCCGCATCTTTTGCACTCTTTACGATCTAGTTTTAGGTCGGAAAATTCCCGATCGTCCATATCAAACAGTCAATATGGTACACATCAGAAACTCTAGACTCAAAATGTTTTAAATAAGCCGAAAAAATAGTTAAAAAGTTCATACCAAGACAAAAAAAACCCCTCCCGAAGGAGGGGCTCCGTGGTTTCGCGAGGAAACTCTATCAGGAAGGAGAGGTGGAGGTGTAGATCGAAGATTCGATAACACCGCCAGGCTGCAGGGCGAGATCTTGGCGCTCCGGAGGTGCGTCGGGAACGATCCAGCACACTTCGCAGATAGCAAGAGCTTTGTTCTTGCCAGACAGCTTGCCAGCACCAGCGCGGGGATCGTAGATACCCGAACCTTGAGCCAGACCAGAAGCAGCAGCACCACCCAGGTTGGCGGTGGTGAACAGTTTCCACTGAGTATCAGCAGTCAGAGCAGACAGGCTGCTCGAATTGATGATGTTGGTGGAAGCCACGCTGCCGTTGGCGATACGGCTGGTGGAACCAGTGATGGAGGTACCAAACTGGCCCGACACCACGGTGGTGTTGTTGCGCAGACCCTGACCCACAGCGGGGATTAAGGTCAGCTGAGGGCTGGCGGAACCACCGGCAACACCGGAGCTCACCACATCGCCGCCGTCCACGCGGAGGGAAGTACGGTACACGAAAGCACCAGAAGGCACGGTGATGCCGTTGGTGATGTCGGCCCGGATATCCTTGTGGAAATCGGGGGAAGGAATGATAACGCTGGCGTTCAGGAAAGGCTGATTAGCAGCGTTTTGACCGGAACCATAAGGCTGGGTGTAGTAATCCAGCTGATTATTGGTACCGAGAGCTTGGTAGCTCAGGTCAACGTAACCGATGGCTTGCTGAGCAATCCAACCGGGACGGAACACCACGCCAACAGGGCCACCAACGGGTTGGTTGGTGTAGCTCGTCTGAACGCCATTGGCGTTCTCGAACTGCATGGTCTTTTCTTCGTGCCAGTAACGAAGAACGTTGGTGTAGTTACCAGGATAAATCTTGGCAACCGAGATCTGGTTAGGGTTGATGGTCATTGTTAGTTACCTCCTCAAGCGTCGAAAGAGTAACCAACGGTGACGAAGTCAGCGTTCAGAAGTTCGAAACCTGCGTACAGGCTCCAAATCATCATGATGAAGCGGCTGAAGTCGTCGTTGTTGTTGAGGAGCACCTGGGCATTGTTGCCACCGATGCCAACACCAACGGCCTGAGGACCAAAGAAGATACCGACAGCTGCGTTGTAATCAGCGGCGGTAGAAGCGATGGTCGCGTTCTGGGTTTGGGTAGGCATGTTGGTCGATTCGAAGAATCGCACGCCTTCAAACACGAAGCCGGTGGGCATGATGGGCTCGCCAGCCACGAAGGTGGCTTGACCGAAGCCCTGACCCATGTACAGCGCAGCGTTGGGCTGCATGCCGGACATGAGGGGATTGATTTGACCGTTGCCAGGATAACGAGCAACTTCGCGGAAGTCGCTGTTCTGACGCAGGTGCATCAGGAAGGTGGGATCGCAAACGCAGCGATAGAAACCATCCTGGAAGGTGGGGGTGTTCCGCTTACGCAGGGACTTGACCACGCGGAGGAGGTCGTCCTTGACGTCGAACTTAGCTTGCTCGGCGTTGGTGTAAGTCAGAGCACCGGTAGCCAGATCGCCGGGGAAGTAGTAACCGCCCTGGGTATCGGAGGCTTGGCCCTTGGAGACAGCTTTCAGGAGTTCGTTGATGAACACCCGATCGCGCCACCGACGATAGTCATCCAGCAGAGTCAGGCTGCCGATGGACTGGTGGAAGGTGGTGAGATTGCCGGTATCCAGCAGGAGACGCTGAGCAGTGATCAGGGTCTCACGAGCAATCTTGAAGGTGCTCGGCTGGGTGGGGTCAGACGGATCAGCAGGACCGGTGTACTCCTTAAGAGTCACCAGGACCTTGTCCTTCACAATATTGCGGCTGTTAGCAGTACCGATGGTCTGCTCAGCAGTACGCTCGCGAGATTCTTTGGAGCCGGGGTTACCGAAGAAGCGGTAACGATCCAGTTGTACAGTCTGGCCGGGTTGCTTCGAAAAATCGTGAACAACCACAGGCTCCGCAGCCATCTCAACGATGTATGCGGGGTGCGGACGGTACAGCTCAGCACCAAGAATCTTCGGAAAATCATTATCGATGAACATCGATATGACTCAGAAGAAACTACAAGATAAATATTAACTGACCTAAGCACACATACTGCCCGCAGTCAGTTGCAAACTTAGCGTTTATACACTTTTTTGGTTTGAACTATTAACTCCAGGACTAAAGGTGCGCACCAGATTCCTAACACCCTCACCCAGTACGCCGTATACAGAACCATAGTTAGGGACGTACCTCGTGGACTTACCCCGATATGAGCTTCTTGTAACTGTGCTCATGGAGCCTGGGACGTCACTTCTTACTGCTTCTACGAACGTCTTACAGTAAACAGGGTAGTTGTATTGCCACGCTGCTCTAGAGCCCGAAGTGTCGTTTGTAGGGTTTGTGAGCATTGGCGTTTTAACTCTTTCGTAAGAGCCTGGGCCGCCTGTGATACCTCCGGTACTAGATGTGTTATCTGAAGGTGTTTGGAAGGGAGAGTAATTTTGGTTGTCAGGGACGCTAGCTCCGAACCAGGTATAAGCTCCAAAATTACGCAGACCCGGTTGCGGACCTAATGCCGTCTGAACAGTTCTACCAGCAACACTAAAAAGACCCTGTTGTCGATAACCGTCGTAGATCGTAATTAGACCTGAAGCATGAGGATATGCATTTGTATAGTCCGACCAATAACCTGAAACAGCGGGCGGAACTGCTTTCCAATCGGTTGTCAGATAACCGCTGATATTCGGTGGAGCTAAAGGTATATTCCCAAAATCAGCCCCCTCAAGATTCACCCCATACCAAGATTGTTTAATGCCACTGGGGGTTACGTAGCCACTCGATACGACCACGTAGGTATCCACTACATCTTGGTTATCTGCGGTTCTCTGTGGTCCGGATTGGATCTTGTGATATAGATTCCTATCGTATTTCCAGTTGGTCTGAGCGTTGTAAGTCATCCTTCGGCCCTTTTTAAATACAGTTTACTTGCTCTAAAATTTATAGAGAATTAGAAAGTAGATGCAGTTGCCTGCTGAAGAGACTGTGTCTTATTTTCTGGCAGATCCAGAGATGGCCGCAGCTTCGTTCTCGGGATCTGTTACGGATGTACTTGTACATCCGCAAAGGATCAAAAAATTTATCCCTTATTTAGTCAAGACAGTACTAGCGGGCTATTTACTTGCTACTTATGTAAGTCCTGCTATAGCTGAGCGATTCAACCTCACACAAAAAGAGGCCTTAGCGGCCTCCTTCGTAGTCGGCTATGCCGGGATAAGAATCCTGAACAACTTAGAAAAAGTCGTTGAGGAAGAGATCAAAAAAAGAGTAGGTTCTAAAAATCACTCAATGACCACAGATTCATCAAATGACGAGGACTGTTGAGGTTCCTGAGAAGGTTCCTGGGCAGGTAGTTCAGGAGCAGTCGTGGGCTTAGGAGCTTCTACAGGAGGTTTACGACGGATGTCGCCTAAAGCACGCATGGTGTCTTTGTGATTCTTTTAAAAGGTTAGCAAGAAAAAACCCCTCCTTTTGGGAGGGGTGGTCGACCTAGCGTTTCTTAAATATCAAGCGGCGTCCATAAACAGAAGCTTGCTACGCAGAGCTTCGGGTTGCATACCGCTGAGGTAACGCCAAGCGTTCTCAGGGCTGCGGTTCATGACATCACTGAACTGCTCCCACTGCTGTTGGGGAGCTGCGCCTTGCTGCTGACCACCAACGTTGGCGGGAGGAGCAGGCATGTCGTACTGAGGTTGATAAGCCTGAGGGGCTTGTTGGGCCACGGGAGCTTCGTCGATGTCGACGGGAACAACCTCAGTGAAGAAACGATCCGTGTAATCAGCAAGGACATCCGGGGATGTCAGGATCGTCTGCATAGCATTGTGACGACCAGTCACCTCATCCAGCTTGCCTGCTTGATCGATCAGAAGATCTTCAAGAGCACAGGCGTATTGGTTCAAGATGCCAGGAGCCTCGATACCAAAGTGACTAACGACGGCTTGAGTTGCGTCGCTGAGACCGTTGGCGGCGCTCATCTGGGCCGTAGAAGCCTGAGAGGAAGCCTGGGTCGGTGAGGCGCTGGTAGACGAGATCGGCGCTGCCTGGGGTGCCTGGTAAGCCCAGGGCTGGGCCTGTAAATTCTGACTGCTCTGTTGAGTAGCCAGCTGAGGTGCCACCTGGGAGGGCAACGGTTGTCCCTGGCTGAGGGATTGCGAGTTGACCTGGGACAGCACCCGCTCCAGGGAACCCATCGCTGCTTCCCACGGGTTGTTCGGGGAGGAGCTGGACGTTAACTGGTTGAACTGGTTGCTGATAGAAGGGTCCGTAGCCTGTGCCACCTGCGACGGCGGTTGGGCTGTAGGAACCGAAGCTACCGCCGGGGTAGCTGTTTGCGCCACCCACTGCGGGTAGGCGGTAGAGCCCTGGTCCGAGGTTGCCGCCGGGGCTGCTACCGCCGGGGAGACCGGGCTCGGGGTCGAAGCTTGGATCTGCTGGCTCATAGCTACCCGAGTAGGTTAATTCTTCCGCTAGGTGATCAAACGTCCTATAAAGGAGCGGAGTGATATTCAGTCTAGGATCAGCTGCAAGCGGTTGGTTAGGCGCAAGCGGATGAGGAGACTGCAACATCTGGGATAATAATACCAGAAATTGTTGCATTGCAGATTGAGTCTGTTGCACCATGCGGAAGGGGAAACCCTTCAACATTTCAGCTCTTTCAGAATCAGTTTTTTCAGGGAAAAGAAACTTCAGAGCTTCAACACTGTCTACACCGAGCTCCTGTAAGTTACGGACCACGACTGACTTCTGCTGAACATCGTAAGCAGTGTCTTCGTAAACATCCCCTTGAAAACGGTAATCGACTTCCCGATCACCATCTTCAGGTAGTCCAACAACTCCTCGGGGAACTTTATTCTCAGCAAGAGCTTGTTTGATAGTGGCGTCGAGCTTCTGCTCAAAGCGCATAACTGCTCGCTGGTACTTCTCGACAGCCTCTTGATCCGCACCATTTTCCGGTGGCTTTGGTTCTTTTAATCCACTAGCCAGGATGAAAGATTCGCGGAAAATAACCTCTTGGTGATGAATCATCATCTCCAGAAGGCGGCAGAAACCGTAAACCAAGAAGCTCTTATTTTTCCGTAAGGCAGTCGCCTGAGCACGACCCATAAGACCCTTAATTTCCGTGGCAGTTGCACCAGCAGAAATCGAGATCTCGTCAACACCACCAAGAGCTGTCCGGATTTCTTCTCGCAAAAGAAGGGTATAACGGTTCATATCACCGTTAACCGGGTCCGGCGTCATGTAACCGACTCGGTCAGACGCTTCGACGTTGGCGATAATGCGAGGAACCCTTAAACCACCGCCCATGGCGGTACCAAAAGGCTCACTCACCCGAGTGGAAGGCGAGTCCATACCCGCAAAACCACTCTGACTACTAATAGTCGGTCGGAAGTTGCTCTCAGTATCACCCGCCTCGACAAGATCACTGCGAGGACGAGAACTGATCAGCGTGGGATTACCAAAGAACTCAATATTCTTAGCGATATTCCGGGTCAGTTGGTCGTGGAGCACGATTTGCTCCATGAAAGGGTCAAATTCACCCTCTCCTTCAGTACCACTTGCGCTGGGTTTGTTTAAGACCTCCACGGCTGGGATGAAACCCAACGTATTGGGTCTCGTTTTGGCCGGAGTTAGTACTGAACCTGGCTCCAGATCAAAACTAAGCTCTGTATCGGTCTCAATTTCACTTATCGATTCCGCTGTGATTGACAAACGGACGTATCGCTTGTTCTGACCTGAGGTGGTGCTCGGCAGACCAAGGCTTCCTGCCTTGACCTTATAGCTATAGATGATTACGACTTCTTCAACTTCACCGTTTAGGTCGTGATAGACCCTGTACTGGTTTTTGTTGAAGAAATAAATCTGATACTTGAGCTTGGCGTCTGGGCGGAAGTAAAAAAGACCGCTTCCATCAATCAAAAAGTTCCTGATGATCGCAGGAAAACGAATATCAATCTTATTAAGCGTGATTACGTCGGCTAAAAACCGAGTGCGGCTCTTATAAGTATCTTGATCGCAGTAAAAAGTAAGACCCTTCTTGACCATCAGAAGGACCATCTGCTGAATATGACTCAGCACAACCATCGTTGACGACTGGCTGCTGCGATCCTGAGTGCGTGCCGCCTCAAGAATCTCAGAAAACCTTTTTCGAGTATCTAAAGAGGCGCTTGACATTCACTTATTAGATAAAAGGACCCTAAAGCGGGATCATTTTTCAGAACTCATTGCTTTGGCTTTCCGTGCCTTAGCAAGCGCGTCCTTACGTTTTTGACTCTTTGCCTGAAGCTCTTCACCACTGGGGGCTTTCTCTTCCTGACGTTTTTCTTCGAAGCGCTTCAGGACTTCGGAGGGCATTTTATCGGCCATCGGGAAGCAGATACCTTTTCACTCTGTCCAGTTTAACCGCTTCTTCGGGCAAATCCTCGATGGGATACCTAGTTAATAGATGATCTTTTCGACCAAGCATGTCCGTAGCGCCTTCCTGAGGCACGAAACTCGCACACAAAGCCTGGACCTCAGGACAATCCCATATGTAATGCTCTGCGATAGAGCTCAGCTTCTGTGCTCGTTGGTCTGAAGTACCCATCCAACTGAAATGCCAGCCTGCATCACGGCAACCAATAAACTTTCGATTCGGCTGCTCCCTCACACGCGTCAACGAACCGTAAGTTTTAAGAGTTTCCACGGTGCAGACTGTCGCACACCGCCATTCAAACAGTTCTCCCTCAGGAGAAAAAAGCTGAAGATCAGCGCGTCCGTAGTGCATCGACATGTTTAGCCCGAAGATCCGTGTGGGAACTTGCTTTAACGCGGCCTTTAAATCGTCGAAGCACTCCCAGTTAGGTAGCTCGTCGCAATCGGAACAAATGAAGATTGTGTCGTCTGGTAAGTACTCGAGCGCTGTGGTTAATGCATCACGCTGACCACGCTCACGTACCCACGGATCTACTGTTTCTTCCTGAGAAGGAAGTTTTACCTCAAGAACCTGAATTAAATCAGAGGGGAGACCAAGCTCAGTAATTGTTTCCTTGAGAGTAAAAGACTTAGGGTCACCTCGGTGAGTCCTATCACCTTCCGCGATAATGAAACCATCGACGTGATCTTTAAGCGCGTTAACGCGAAGTTCCAGTAGTTCCTTCTCGTTGAAGTAAGTAAAGGTATCTACAAACATCAGGAGGGGAGCAGAAATTCGTTAA